ATGCGGCGATTACCATCAGATGATCGTGCCCGCTCATGGCGGCCATGACTTCAATGGCGAAGTCGATATGCAGACCAAGCTCGCGCGGGTTTGGACCGCCGACAATTGCGTCATCAAGGCCGCGCCGCCAGCGGTTGTATTGGCGCAGGAAGGTGGCACATTCGGCAATGCCAGTTCGTGCCGCCGGCGGCTCGCCTGCGGGTGGTGCCTTGAGCATGCCGTGAAAATTTAAGACCATCAGGCGGCCTCTTCGACGGCGACGAACATTTCGAACTCGTTGCTGACACAGAGCCGCTCATGAACAGAAACCGGCTGTGATTGGCGGTCGTGACGAATTGTGAGCTGGCGGGCGCAGGTTTCGCTGTGCGGGCACCATTCGTTGCGGCGATGCGTGTGGGCGAGGCAGCGGACGTAGTCGTCGGGCAGGGGCAGGGTGCTCATTCGGCACCGCCATGGATCTCGAACTCGATGGCTTCGTCCCGCGTCATGCGGAACCCTGCTGCATGTTTGTGGCCGCCGCCGCCGAAGGCCTCGGCGATCTGCGACACGTCGGCGCCTTCCGGGGTCGAGCGCAGCGACCAGCGGCGTCCTTCGGCGTCGTCGTAGTAGGTGGCGGCGAAGGCGTGGCCCTTGGCGAGCTTGCCGCCGACGTCGCTGGCGTACATGTAGGGCACATTGGCGACGGGCGCCGGTACGCCGCGGAAGTAGGCGGTGCGCGTGCAGGCGTGCGCCAGGGCGTCCACGTCGGCGTCGTGCTTGCGCAGGATGGCGTAGCCTTCGCTGTATAGCGTCAGGTTGCTGTACAGCAAAATGTCCCAGACGTCGAATTCCATCGGGTGTGAGTAGAGCGCCGCGGTGATTTCCCGGGTGCCGTGCAGCTTGAACTGCCAGAGGTCGCGGTCCTGGATGTGGTCGAACAGTACCGGCGGCAGCTTGTTGGGGTGGAACCAGTTCCAGGCGAGCATGGCGCCGGAGCGCGTCATGTCGAAGACGGTGACGGTGTTGTTGCCGGGGAGGTCGGCAAGGTCGGCCTCGGCGGTCTTGTGGTGGTCGAGGATCAGCACGCAGGCGGCCTGCTCGATCATGGCCAGCAGCACGGGTCGCTTGTAGCTGAAGTCGACGAGGATGACGACGCGGCCGGTGACATCGGGCGGCGCTTCGCCGTAGATGCCGGGGTGGAACTCGACCTCGCCGTCGCCGTAGTGCTTGCGGACGGCCCAGGCCGCCGCGAAGCCGTCGGTGCAGCCGTGGTGGTAGATACAGAGGGGTTTTTCGTTCATCTCGATTCCTTTACGCGAGGGTAGTTCAGGCACTCGCCTTGCCATGCGGCTTTTGAGAGCAACTTTTCTTCGAGGGTTAGTTTGTTGTAGGCCATGCTGACTAAATGGGTGAATTACTCAATGATCAATCTGCGGACGGCACGAGCCCTGAGCTCGTTGCGCTTGAGGCGGTCGATCTGGCGGCCGCCGAGGAAGTACTGAGACCAAGCCCAGCCGGACTCGGACTCGTGGGCCTCGCAGGACCAGTAGGCGCGCTCCTCAAACTGCTCCTTTAGGTTGGCATACAGCAGGGCTTGCTCCCGCCGCGTCGGCAGGCTGGCGATGGATTCGCCGCCCTGTTTGCTAGCCCACTCCATGGCCTTGTCCCAGCTGATGTCGACCGCCTGGCCGGGCAGCAGAACCAGGTGGTAACTTGGCTCGCCATCCTTGCCGACGATAAGGCCGGCGTAGTGCTCGTCCTGGGCGAGTTCGATCGTTACCTCGGGAAATAACAACGCCGAGGGCTCATGTTGCTTTTCGAAGGCGGCGATCAGGTCGGCCAGCTTGGCGTGCTCGGCCTTGATCGATTCGAGCGTGATAGTGGTCATGGGGTCCTCGAAATGACTAAATGATTAAATTGGCAATCTGCGGACGGCACGAGCCCTGAGCTCGTGGTACAAGTGGTAGTCGTCCTGGTAGCCGTTGAAGAAGAACTGATACCAAGCCCAGCCGGACTCGGAGTGGTGCGTTTCGTTGCTCCAGTACAAGTCCTTCTTGAACTGGTCGCGGCGGTTTGCCCATAGCATGGCCAGCTCGATACGGGTGGGAAGATCGCCGCCGATGCTCTCGGCCCATGCCATCTGGGCTGACCAGGTGGCATCGTCGTTGTCTCCGGGCAGCAGGATGACGTGATGCAGGTTGCCCTGCGCATCGCCGATGCTACCGACGTAGATTTCGCCCTCGGCAAGCGGCGGGATTTGGATTTGTTGCATGGTTACCTCCGTGGTTGAAAATCAAAAAAGATGCGGGAGCGTAGGCACTCGGCAATCTGCTCAAGGCGACGCATTTCTCCGCTGGCGATGTCCTGCAACAGTTGCATGCTGGCGATCCGCAGTGGATCGCGCACGCTCGCCAGGCACTCTTCGCGGCCGGCGATCGTGATGGCCAGCGAATAGATCTGGTACTTGATGACGGCAAGGCGGGCGAGGTTGGTGATGAGGATGGCGATATATTTCATGATCGTCTCCGTCTCAGTGAAAGTTGGTGACCTTGCACACCAGCTTGTGCAAAGCAGTGACCGAGAAGCGTGTGCCGATGCACTCGTTGCGGTCGTAAAGCCTGCGATAGACCAGATAGCGAGTGCCTTTCGGGTCCGCCTTCTCAACGACAAAGCAGCCGTGATCGCGGGCGATCTGCTTGGCTTCCTTGAGGACATGGATGGGGTTTCTGGCTGTAGCCATGGCGACCTCGGAAATGGGTGAATTACTGAATGACCAATCTGCG